GTTATTTCTGAAACACAATTCTTAGATGAAGCGTGGGAATGGTATAATACTAATATGATAACACAAGAATAATTATGACCGCACACGACAAAGTAATATACATCATTCAGCAATTGGAGATATCCGATAGCAAGGTAGCACGTGCGATACAGAAGAGTGTATCGGCAGCATCACACAAGCGATTGCGCTTGCGAGACAACAAATTCACTGAGGAAGATTATCAACGAATTAGAGATTTCTATCTCGAAAAACTGAGAAATATAGAAAAATTATAATAAAAATTTTCGAAAGTTGTCCCTTAATAAATAATAAATAATAGACAAAAGGTAAAAGATTATAAAACAGTCTTTTACCTTTATTTTTTAGCTTTTTAAAACCTCCATCCTACTCTCTTACATCTCCATTATAGCACTACTACTGCTCACATATAGGCTACATACTGCCTATACCTTGCACCTCATTATTATATAACGCCTCCTGTTACCTCTTACTTCTTATCTCTTACTTAAAAAAGTCCTTTCACACTCTTCTTTAACCTCTTATTTTTGCATAAAATCTGGCATTTATGATAGATATTTGCAATATCCCCGAATCCTTTACGCGCGAAATATCTCACGTGCTCTTGTTTGAGGCTAATTCCTTCAGCTTCAATCAGAATATGCGCGCCCTTACACCTGATATTAATAGTTATCTCTTGCGGATTGACCTACACAACCCCTCGCCATACAATCGCAAGGTAAGTATCAAGCAACAAAATCACAACGATTATTACGATGTACAGGTGTCATTACCTATCTATGACTTATCCAAAGAAACACGCAAGAAGCTCATCAGCTTTCACAAACAGCGTAAGTACGTGGTGGCTCTCGTTTCACAGCAGGAAATGCTGATAGTAGGTAACGCCCGAGAACCCTTTACCCTCACCGTAGACGACAATATTACCGACAATGGCAAAGGAGCCGACACCTATGTAGTAACCCTTACAGGGCAAACCATTATTTTTCCAAATATCAGTAAGGTTACCGAGAAGTTCCGTGTCCTTTTCTTTATGCCTCCATTGAAATAATTTTGCCTCGTAAATCTGTTATCTAAATATGTTCTTTTCAATTAATTATAATTATTTAGTTCAGAAGCTCCCCGAGTTCCTCTTAGCCTTCCGTAAGGGAGGCTTTGAGAGCTCTCATTGGTATGAGGAAGTCTATCAATGGGATTTTCAGGAGCGTAATGCCTCACTACAGTATGGTCGCAAGTTTTTTCCCGTGATTGTAGACTTAAAAACTCCCATTGTTAAATACACCTCCTACGGCTACATTGGCACTCAATATATTAGTTCTCTTTTAAAATCTTTAGATTCTCATCCTTCCGTTACCGCTATCGTTTTAGATATCGATAGCGTGGGCGGTATGGTGAGCGGTACTCAGGAGCTTGCTCACACCATTCGTTCTATGCAGAAGCCTACCATTGCCTATACAGGCGGGTATATGTGCAGTGCAGCCTATTGGATTGGAAGTGCGTGCGACAAGGTAGTAGCTGCGCCTTTTGCCGAGTGTATTGGTAGTATCGGAACAATGCTCAGCGCACAGGATTTTGCCCCTCTTTTAGAAAAGTATGGTGCGAAAGTTTATGAACTCTACGCTCCCGAAAGCACGGAGAAAAACAAAGCTTGGCGTGCCCTTAAAGCAGGCGATGACAAAGATGTATTACAAAACTTATCTGACTTTAATGCCCGTTTTTTGAACGATGTTAGAGCTTTTCGAACCGAAGTAAACGAAATAGTATTCAAAGGTGATGTATATATGCCTGAGAAAGCCAAAGAACTCGGACTTATAGATGAAATAATGACTCTTGACGAAATAATTCGTCAATTAATAAATTAAGAATTAAGAAAAATGAAACACGCAAAAATCACTGCCCTATTGGCTCTGGCAAGTCTCAATCTCAAAAAACCTCTAATGGGGGGCGAGCACTTTGCTGAGCTCAAAGAATCGCAGCTCGACAAAATTGAAGCAGCTCTTGAGGCTGCTGAAAACGCTGCCGACAATACGAGTCTTGAGCAACTAATGGCGACCCTCAAAGCCGACAATGAAATGCTCTCGGCTGAAAAGGCTACCCTTACTGCCGAGAAAGAAGCTCTTACCGCACAAGTAACGGCTCTTACTGCTGAAACTGAAAAGTTACAGAAAGAATTAAACGAACGTCCTGCCCATTCGCTCCCTGGTAACGACGGCAAAGAGGCTTCGGAAGGAAACGGACTTATCGACGGGTACTTAGACCCTAATGATGCTCATAACAAACTTTTAAACGAAATTTAAACTATGGCAAAAGAAAAAACAATGGATGTAGCACAGATAAAGAATGAACTTATCCGCTACATCAGCACCCAACCTAAGCTGTTACAAACAGCTGTGCTCTCTAAAGAGATTTTGCTCAACCGTCATTCGCGTACCCTAACCAAGGTAAAAGGAGAATACGTGTCACTACATTCACTCATCGGACACGTAGTGCAAGGATTCAGCTCCAAAAAGTGGACACCCTATAGCGAATTGCAATTCCGCAAAAAAATGATGAAGAACTACCATCAAAAAGTAGACTTTGAACTCGATCCTGCCGAAATTCTCGGCACCGTACTCGAAGAGATGTACGACGAAGGCAAACCACTCAAAGATAAATCGATTTCCAAACACGCTATTGATTTACTCTTGCAAAAAATCATTTCAGATGTGAATATCTTATCGGTAACGGGTAAGTATGATCCTTCTAAAATAGGTATCGCAACCCCTGAGTTTGGCACTTCTATGGATGGACTCAACGAAATTATTGCTAAGGGATTGAAGAATACCGAAAATCCTTACTTCCTCATTCCTGCCGATGCAATTACCGCTACAAATATTCTCGAAGTGGTAACGGCTTACGAACGTGGTTTGCCTGCGATAGCTAAAAACCAAGTAAAGAAAATCTTTATGAGCGTTACCGATGCCGAGAACTACCAAATTGCCTACGAAGATAAATTCGGGCAAAACAAATTCCAAGACAATGCGCTCAAAACACGCTTAGGCAAACGCGAGATTGTGGCAATTCCGAACCTCAAAGACGGTACGATTGTTTCCACCGTTGAAAATGGCTTCGTGAAAATGGTAGACATCATTGATAATCCTGCGACCATCACCGATGTACAAGTTGACAAGCGTATCTTGAACATCTTAGGTGAGTTCACTCTCGGTTATGACTTTGCAATCAACGAGCTTACCTATGTGTATACCTCAGACGGCACTAAGAAGCGTGGTCTGAACAGCAAAGACCTTAATGAGTTGTATTATCCTGAAGAACAAGGATTGGAAGCGTAATCAGGTATTAAGGTTTAGGTATCAGGTTTCAATCTAATACCTAAACCTAACCTTTATAAACCTTAAACAAAATGGCAAAAGAAAAAGAAATCCCTGTAGGTGCGAATGGCAATTCGCCAGAAGACACACAAGTAGAAATGTTCAACGAGCGTGAACAAGTTCTCAACGAGCGCGAACAAATGCTTGACGAGATAGAACAATCGCTTCAGAAACGTGAAGCTGAATTAGCCCTCCGTGAAAAAGCTCTTAATGCACAAACTACTGAAGAGCCTCAAGAAGAAGCTCTTCAAAAAGGAGTTGAGTTTGATTTTCGAAATGAAAATTACAAGTTTGCTGATGATGCTCCACAAGTGCTTCTTATTGGTGGTGAAGCGCTTACTCAAGAGCAAATCACCAAAGATGAGGATTTGCTCTTGCAACTCATTGGCGGTCATTCGCCCCTAATTGTTAAACTTTAAAATCTAAAAAAATGGCAAAAAACTGTTTTGATAATGTACCTTACGAAAGCCTCGACGCTTGTCCTAACGACGAAGTGAGCGGAGGCATCAGTACCCGTGTTTTCTACGCCCCTACGGCGTTCCTCGATAAATGCGTCTTGCCCGCCAATACGGGCGAACTCGGCAAAGCCAACACGATTGAAGACGGCAATTTTACCTTGCTTACTGATAAGAAATGGAAGGGAATTGACGTGCAGATTGACGAAGGAGAGCTCAAAACTACTCTTGTAGGTAATGCAGGTAATAAGAAAGCGAAGATAGAATTTGAGTTTAAGATACCGCGCTTCAATGCGGAACCGCTCGACTTTATAAGTCGCTACAAGAATGTACCGATGACTTTTGTCGTACCTGATGCTCAAGGTACGCTTTGGGTAATAGGCACCAAAATTAATGGTGCATTTATGGATACTGCCGAAGCCACGACAGGCAAAAAAGCCGAAGACGACAGCGGTATTACCCTCAAGCTGATATGTAACTCTAAATTGTACAAGTATGCAGGAGTTATCGCAGAAGCTTAGTGCAAATAGCACAGGCGATTTGAAAGAAACAGAAAAGGGAGTAGACACATATTTTAAAAGTCTACTCCCTGACGGTAAGGCTTACTTTACCCAAGACAGAGAGTTAGGAGGAGGTTTGCAAGTAATCGACTTAGGCAGAATACCTTACAACGCAATGAGTCTTTACCTTACAGGTTTCCCATACTTAGCCTTGGAAGAAGCTGCTGCCGAACTGTTGAAGAAAGCCAGTGCTGAGACTTTGCAAAAGCTTATTGAAAAGAAGAAAAACCAATATCCATCCGATGTACCTATCTTGGAGAAGGCGTTGGCGTTGAAAAAGGTAGGGGTAAATGGAAATTTGCCCGTGCAAAAAGAAAAACGTGATTAATTACCGCGAACAATACAAGCGTTTACTCAGCGAGTTTGAACGCCTTGGAGGCAATCTTCAAGGCGTTTCTCGCATTTACTCCCTCGAGAATGAAGCAAAGCTGAGAAGGGAGATGAGTAAATTAGCAAATTCTGGAATTAGCAAATTAGAAGATATTAAGGGAAGTCATTCCAGTAAGCCTAAACCAAAAGAAGAAAACACCCCTCTCATTGTTGATTACCCCCCAGCTTTACACCCTATCTACTTAGCTAAGAAGAATCATTGGCTCAAAGCCTGTTCGCTCAAGCTCGCCCTAAACGCCTTACCTGCCAAGGAGGAGGAAAAAGCCCGCAACCTGCAACAACAGCTGTGGCAACTCTTTGAAGAGATGGACGCTTGCGATGCTGTGCTCAATCACTGGACTAAGTACAAGCGCATACTTTCCTCTGTTTTCCCTTTGGATACGGCAGGAGGAGGCTTGCCAGACAAGCTACAGCACCTCACTCCCGTGCAACTTGTGCAACGCCTGCACACCCTGCGCAGTAACATCGTATCACGCGAGAAAAGTATAAGGAGGTGGAACGAGCAAGCGCAGGTAGATAAAGAAAACTTTACCTTAAAGGAAAAGATATTGAGAAAGAAGGAAGAGGTAGAACAGATGAAGTTATTGGTAAAAAAAATTGAAAAAAAAATTTCGGAAGTTGTCCCTTAGAAAAAACTTAATAATCATAGAAATGAAGAACAAATAATTATGAAGTAAACTCATAGGAGGAAAATAAAAAAGTCCTCCGTTATTAAATAAAAAACTCCTACATCTTTTAAATAATAAGCCAACAGGCAACGGAGGACTTAGGTCTTTCCGCCTGTTGGCTATTTTTGTTCTTAGATGTAGGAGTTGCAAAATTACAAAATTAATTCAAAATAAAAAAATAAAATTAATGAAATCTATATCAAAAATTTGGCAGAGAACTCCTATAAGTTATTACGGAGGTAAACAAACAATGCTTCCTTACATCTTGCCATTAATACCTAAACACGAAATTTATACAGAATCATTTTTTGGCGGAGGAGCAGTATTTTGGGCAAAAACACCCGTCAAAACTGAAATCATCAACGACTTTAACGCTAATGTATACAATTTTTATAAAGTTTTACAAACCCGCTTTGTTGAACTCCAAACCCTCGTGCAACAGTCAGTTGTGAGCCGTGAAGCCTACAAGTCCGCCCTCGTTATTTACCACGCTCCCTTTGCTTTCACTGAAGTGCAACGCGCCTGGGCGTTTTGGTTCGCCACTAACTGCGGTTTCTCTAACCAAGTAGACAACTGTCGCATTACTACCAACAGCAAGAATGTATCAGCTCTAAATAACAAAATCATCAACTTCACCGATACCTACTCAGCACGCCTTCAAGGAGTCCAAATCGACAACAACGATGCCACCGAAATAATTGCCCGATACGATACCCCCAATACCTTTCACTATATAGACCCTCCTTATATAGGAGCAAACCAAGGACATTATGGTGGATATACGCAAGAGCATTTTAACGAATTGTTAAAAACTTTATCACAGATTAAAGGAAAGTTTATTTTAAGTTCTTATCAAAATGAAGAGCTGGAAAAGTATGTTAATGAGTTTGGGTGGAAACAACATAAAGTATTGTTACACTTAGGGAGTAGTCATACTAAAAACAAGAAAAGACAAGAAGTATTAACAATAAATTTTGAAAAATGAATGAATTATTAGCACCATTAGAGTGGTACACTGTACAAAGAAAAATTTCGGAACTTGTCCCTTACGAATACAACCCTCGAAAAATATCTGATTTAGACAAAGAACGTCTTAGGCAATCATTGGAAAAATTCAACTTGGTAGAGATTCCTGTAATAGATATTGACAATACCCTTATAGGTGGACATCAACGAGTGGTAATTCTCTTCGAATTAGGTAGAGGTGAAGAAATTATAGATGTGCGTATTCCTAACAGAAAACTTACAGAAGAAGAATTTAAGGAATACAATCTTCGCTCAAATATTCTCAATGGTGAATTTGATTATGAAAAAATATCTGAATTCTTCTCTGATATTAACCTTGCAGAAATAGGTTTTGATGTATCTTCATTTGATGAGTTTATTCAATCAGAAAACGCTGTGAGAGTAGAAGTAGAGGAAGAAGTAGATGTTACTCCTCCTAAAAACATTCAATCCAAGGAAGGGGATGTTTTTGAGTTAATCTCAATACAGAAAGGAATTACACATAAAGTTATCTGCAGTGATTCGACTAAAGAAAAAACGTACAAAAAACTACTTGGAAATGAAATTTTTCAATTAATAGTAACGGACCCTCCTTATAATGTAAATTATGAAGGAGGCACAAAAGAAAAACTAAAAATCAAAAATGATAAAATGAGTGATGGGGCATTTTTTGAGTTTCTTTATAAATTTTATCAAAACACATTTAATCATTCAATGATTGGCTGCCCTACTTATATATTCTATTCAGATTCAGAAGCCGTGAATTTCAGAACAGCAATGAAAAAAGCTGGTTACAAGATTTCAAACGTACTAATTTGGGTAAAGAATCAATTCGTATTAGGTCGGTTAGACTATCATATGAAGCACGAACCTATATTGGTTGGTGAAATTGAAGATGTAGAACAAATAAAAGAACATCAGCCAATTATTTATGGTTGGCAATCGGAAGGCAAACATCCCTGGTACACTGACCGAAAGCAGTCTTCTGTTCTCGAATTTGACAAACCTAAAAGAAATGCTGATCACCCAACGATGAAGCCTATTGAACTTATTGGTTATCTTATTAAAAATAGTTCACAACAGAAAGACATTGTAGGTGATTTATTCCTTGGTTCAGGGTCTACCCTAATAGCTTGTGAGATGAATTGGAGAACGTGTAGAGGAGTAGAGTTTGACCCCCAATATATGGATGTAATAATACGCCGTTGGCTATCCTATATGAAGGCAAATCATTTAGGTTTTAAAGTGATTTGTAATGAAAAAGAACTTACACAAGAAGAAATAGATTTATATTTAGTGAAAGAATGTGAATAAAAATTTGCAGAAGAAAAATATTATTAGTAATTTTGTATTTGGTTTCTTATAAAAGAGTTCTATAACAAAATAAAAATAATTCAATATGAAAAAGTTTTTAATTATTATCACACTTATTAGTAGTTACTTTGCTTCAGCTCAAAATGAAGACCTAACTAAACCATATACATTTACTGAAGTAGTAACAGTAGATTCTACCCTTACAGCAAAAATGCTTTACGCTAATGCTAAAATTTGGTTCACTAATACTTTTAGAGATGCTCGTGAAGTTATTTTGTTAGATGATTCAAACAACAATATTCTATTAGGTAGGGGTATGATGTATTTCAATAGTAAAATATTTGTTGGAGGAGGTGCTATGTCAGGTGGAATAGAATATGAAATAAAAATAATGTGTAAAGATGGTAGATATAAATATATTATCACTAATTTTAATCACGAAAAATTGGGCATATTAACCAATGAACCCTATTTTAAGAAGGTTCCTGCTGGCTCAGAAAAATATAAAATAAAAATGACTACGGAATTAAGAGCTTATGTCTATTTACGTACTACTGCTTTGATAAATAACTTAAAAGTAGCAATGGATAAACCTCTTCCTACAAATGAAGATTGGTAAACTCAAAAAAATATTCAAAAAATAACCTGCAAAAAACTTGCAGGTTATTTTTTTATTCGTACCTTTGCAACGTTCAAATAAGAGTTGGCATAAAATCCAGCTATCATCATTTTTATTTACAATATAATCCGTGAAGGGGTCGTATAGCCGTAATGTTATACAACAATCTGCATTCCAGCTCTTGTTTGAACAGCCCCCACTCACGGATTTTTTATTTTTATATATTATGTTCAAACAAGAGATTTTAACTTCAGAAGAGCGCGAATGCCAAAAAGTAGCGCGCCGTCGCTTCCGCGAAATTGTAAAACAACGCTGGGAGGAAGAAAAACTTAAAACCCTCTCACAAAAAGCGTTTAGGAAAATCAAACGTACCGAAAACCCCGAACCTGAACTTATGGCATTAGCCAAAGATGCGGGTGGCTCATTGCGTATGCGTTACAACAAAGGCGTATGGTTTTTGCACTTCACATTCTTCGGTAAAAAGGTAGAGAGCTCCGCCCCTACCCTTACCGAAGCTATCAACAACTTAATTATTAACAAACACCTAAACAAATAAAACTATGAAAACAAGCAACAAAACCCCTCGCGCCTTGAGCCAAGAGCTCGGCATAAAACTATCAGAATGGACACACAACGTTAGCTGTTATTTCGAGGATTGGAAAGATAAACAGGAAGAACTTTTTGCCATTATCCGCTCCACCGAAGACTCTAATATCATCAATAGTGCTGATGAAAAGGCAACCATACGCGATGTGCTTTCGTTTATGCTTTCCTTGTCGTTTATCGTATTGCGAGAAAAAGAGCAAATAGATGAATTCTACGAAGACTATAATGGATTTTAATAATTAACAAATATGAACGACTACAAAGAAATCCTTAAAACCCTCCTTTTGCAGCACTACAGTGCGCAGGAGGAGGAACATAGTGAACAGGTGTACAAGAGCACCTTGCAGGTGCTGAAAATGGCTCTGGGAGTATTGCCTACTGAGCCTATAGACCAGCACGATGTGTACGAAGCTCTGACTGAATTGGGCTTTACCATAGAGCTCGTATCAGAGGGCGAAGAAGAGATTTATCTTTGGAAAATGTATCGTAAGACCTTGCCTTTGCAAAGGCTTTTTTTTTTTTTTTTTTTTTAAAAAAAAATA